TGAAGGGGTTACTTTTCCACCCATTCTCAGGATAAGCTGAAGCAACGCATCAAAAGACCGAATTGCCGCCGAAGCCTCTTTTAGAGGTAACGGCGTACAATCCTTTCCATGAGCGTAGAATCTCTTAGCGAACTCCCAAGTCCCATTATATGAGACCAGAGACTTAGCAAAAGAGATTTCAACTCCAACTTCCTCCATCAAACGTAAATATTCTCGAGCGACCTGGCTATCCCAAATAACCACGTCGTCACCCAAGACGGCGTACTTAGTAAACCACTCCCGGAACCCTGCCTCAAAAGCAGCCAATTGTATCAAGTAATGATGAGTAAGAGCCAACATTCCCCAAGAACTATATGCTCCCATAGGCTGTCCAACAGCATAAAATACTGAAGCGCCTACGCCAGCGTATCTTCTCGGAATACTGTAGGCTCTCCCCACCAGGAGCTCCCGCCAAGGGTCTCCGGCCCCGGGCCAAATACCATCGATGATAGCTGACTGCAACTGAACCGGAAGCCGGTCTGTTGCCGCAGAAAGATCGAAACTGGCACAATAACCAGTTCCGACCTCCTCTGCAATTCAACGGACTGCTGCTCCCTGATCGAACGTTGCATCCTGAGGAATATTCTTCAGGATAGCAAAAATTCCATCATGGAGCGGCTTCAGGCACAGCTGTGTCCAGTAATCAACCATGGCAAAGACCCGAACCTTACCTGGTTCCTCTTTCGTCCCCAACTTCCCCATTGGACGTCCAAAGACCAGACCCGCCGTACCGGTGGAAGCTAATTTCCGAATCACTTCAGTAATTAGTCCTGAGTAGGACGGATTAATTACATTTTGTAACAAATCCATCTTATCCAGGATCCAAGGAAACTCATGAAGAATGGAATAAGCCTGAATAACGCAAACAGAAATAGTGGTCTGTCGACCAATCCATTTCGGTTTAACATTACCCGAACTCATAACCATTCCTTTATGCTCTCCCTTTTTCTTCCCCTGTTGCGTCAGAGGTCCAGACCGAACTAACGGAAGTACTCTCCAACCCCCCAATCGCCTGATTTGTAAATTCTTTACAAACCAGGAAATCAAAAAGGTAGGATCATACTTA